GTCACCGCGACCTGAGCCCCGACCTGAACCATAACGGGGAGATAGAGCCGGAAGAGTGGGTGAAACAATTAAGGGGGGTAAATCACTTTGTATGTAAAGCATGTGGGAGTTAAATGATGCTGAAATGCCGATGAATAAAAGGTTTGAGGCTATTTGAGTAGTGTGTGCTGAAACAAATCGAATTGTTACATTGTGCGATACAGATATTACATTTGAATAGGGTATGAAAACACTTTAAACGGTCAAATGTTACATGGATATAAAATGAGGGCTGAATTGACGCTTTTTGAGGCGCGATTCAGCCCTTTTCCCGTGTGGAGTGTTTAGGTCATTCTTGGGTACAACGAATGAGGTGAGACTGCTTGATAATGGCTCTACGGGTTATCTTAACGCTGCCATCAGTGAGACCGGCATGAAGTAGCGAGCTCTTTTTGATACCTATTTGAGCGTCATTTAGGACGGTATAAATGGCGCTGATACTGCCGAAATAATAGTCCTTTTTCTCGAAAATGAGATGTACGTGAATTATCTTAGTCATAAATTCATTATTTAGAAGTTTATTTCTACAAAGATATTCTAAATAACAAATATATAGAAGTGTTTAGTGAAAAAATATATACTATTTAGAATGTTTAGAGAGATATGGTTTTGGAGATAACGTTAAGAAAGGAACAGAAAAAAATGATACTGGTGAATAGTATTTAATGAAGTGTTAAAAACAGAGTTGGAGATACTTTTGGAGTTACTGTTGGAGTTACTTTTTAAAACCCATTTTTTGTTTTTTACAAAAGTTGGAGTTACTTTTTTAACAATTAGAAAAGGAGGTATTTTATATGATGTTTCCTTTTAGGTTATGTTTTTAGGCGTTTAAATAAATATTTATAGGGGGATAGTATAGCGTTTTTAGCAAGTAGTATAATTGCACTAATCATATAAACAGTTGATTCATAATAGGTATTTATGGAATAAGTGCTATTTTAGCGCAATAAACGTGCGCGCGTCGCAAATAATTGGCAGTATAGCTCAGTTGGTAGAGCACAGGTGCGCATACGTGATGATACATGTATGCAGGTCTTTTGTTACAAGTTCGACTCTTGTTGCTGCCGCAATGGTTTTTGAAGGTGTGAAGAACGCTCCCGGCATTCAGGGCTCCGACTGAGGGATAAAGCGTGCGGAGATTAAGGTAATTAATTAGTTGTTTGATGGAAACGCTCCCGGTGATTGTGCCGGGAGCATTATGGCAATAATTATGGCAAAGAGAATAGTAGTTGCATTTGACATTATTGATGAAAATGATAATAGCATTATAGGGAAAAGCCTTAATGCAGTTACTACGCCTTTGCAGGTTGACAATATAACAAGTGATGATATTATAAATGTTGAATTGGAATCTTCAGAATTCCTATTTAACGCTCGGGTAAACGAGTATATAGGTCACATGTTTCACCGATTGAAGGCTCTACGTCCAGAGGAACTCGATAGTAATAAGTGGTCAGTATCGCCTCTGCGGCCTTTTTCGTATCTAATGAGTCACATTGAATTTCCGCATTAGTGCAATACTTTCCTACGAAGGGGTCTTTGACAATACCTTGTATTACTTCTATTTTGTCTGAACTCTGTTCCCTCAAAGCATTTATATGTCTCCAGAACTCAGCGTTTTTTCTTCTTGCTTTTCTGTGGGACTCATCCGTGAACGCGACATCCATAAACTCGTATAATAGTTTTTCTTTCTCGTTCATTGCTCTATTCATTTTATCGTTATTTAAAAGAACTTGCGGATGCTACCTTACTTTACATTGATAGCACGCAATAATTGTTGCATTTGGCTTTTGATTACATCCATATCATCTTCCAGCTGATTAACCTTATCATAATATGTTTCATTCAGATTCGGCATTTTAGCACTGAAGTACCATTCCGCATGGAGTATGGTGTTTATCTCCTGAGCTTCCAAATTAAAATTGGGGTAATTGATTTTATCTACATTATCTGACATGCAAACAAGGAACCCATGTTGACGAAATCGGTTCTTGATGCGTTTGATATATGAACGCCCATCAGTGTCACTAATGACGTAGATGTGTTGGTCGGGCATGTCCTGCCATTCAGAACGGTCGAGTAACCTCACGATAACGTAGGAGCTATCCAATAATGTAGGTGACATACTTTCTCCTTTGATGCGGACGCAGAAGTATTTCTCACTATTACGCACCATGGATGAAGGCATTTTTATGGTATCTACTACTTCCAAATAATCGGGGTTATCGTAGCCACAGCAGCCTGCTGCAACAGAGATGTCCACCAGTGGGATTGAAACAAAATCATCATTATTGAATGAATTAATAGACTTAGAGCTTGGGGCATTAACAGTAGTAGGCATAGTTCCATTACGCAACATGCTCCCCTCACCAGTGAGAAGCCATAGGGGATTTATATCTCGAAAATAGTCGATAATTTTAAGGATCATACCTTCGCCCATGTCTGCATTTCGCTTTTTTTGTGCACTGAGATAGCCATTGGATAGGCCAATTTCCTTCTCTATAGCTGTTGGTTTTAGACTTTTTTCGGCTAAATACTCATAAAATCTATCAATTGCCTTCATTTTGTAGAAAATAATCGGTTAATAATTTGCGCAAATCGAAAATAGTCGATAGCTTTGCACCGTGTTCAAGCAGAACAGCCCCAAAGATAAGAATTATTTTAATCAGAATTTAGATATGGAGAACAAAATCAGAAAGAAGATTGAACTGAGTGCTTCAGGCAAAGAGAAACTTGCCCGGATGTTCAATGTAACACACCGCAGTGTGTGTTATGCGCTTGACTTCAAACGTAACAGTGTACAAGCCGCAAAAATTAGGGAAGCTGCCCTAATCAATGGTGGTAAGTTGGTGGAGATTATTGATGTGACGGACTCTGCCAAGCGTACGGTGAAGGTGTTGGACTCTCATGGGAATGTGAAAGCAGTGATAGCTAATGATACGGTAACTTTATAATGGTATGGATATGCAAGAGAAAAAACAACAGCAGAATGCAAACCATTTCAGTTCGCATTCTTTTGCCGCAAGTCATCTGATACCCCTTGATAGCTTGCCCCTGTCACACAGAGAGTTTTACTTTTCCTATTGTGGCGTTCCACATACGGATAAGAAAGAGGACGGCAAAACTCTTCGGGGAAAGGAACTTCCTTCAGATGTTTTTGCAAGATGCGGGCTACGCTGAAACTGTTGCCTAAAGCTACGGATGAATGTGAGAACAGCTTGTCGATGAGCAACCGGAAATCCTTTATCGGTATTTCTGTCCGTTCAAAAGCACGGAAGCAGAAAATGTCCATACAGAATTCAGATTTCGTTTCGGAGTGTTCTTCTTCAGGAACGGGGAATCCGGAAAAATCCTCAACGATGGCATATTCCAGTTTCAGCGTGATGGCGATGGAGGTCAGCAACTCGTGGACAAAGATTCGGCAAAAAGGTATTTCCCCGGCATCTTTATAGACGATGCCGCAATTTACCCGCCATTGATTCTTTTTTAGACTCATAATGGTTGAATTAAGAGTTAGTATTAGTTAGACAGCTACAAATGTAGCGAAACTATCCCGGTTCGGGATGAATAGGGATAGATTTTTCAATTGAAATCAAAGAAAAAAGATATGAATAGAAAATTGACAGATAAAGAAGCGGCTTTCCTGCTTGAGCTGCGGGATCTGATGGCGAAGCATAACGCCATCGTATTTGCCGAGGACGGCCGTGTATGTTTCGACGTGGAATATTCCGATGTGGATGACCCGGTGGAACCGGTCATGCTGCCGGAGGGACTCACGGTATATTACGAAATTGATGAATTCATAGAACAAAACTCTTAACCTTTACAAGACATGAAAACCTGGAGAACAATTCAGAAGATTGCCGTAGCCATGGGCATGACCTATGGCATGTGGCTGGGAACCAATGTTGACGCAACGGATGCGGACAGCCGCAATGCGTTTGTAATCATCGTATTATCGGTCATCGTGGCGATATCGCTTTGTATGCCGGATAAGACGGATATCGAAACAGCTTAGGAACAGCTTGTTCGGCAAGTCCGGAATTTCCCTTGCCATGCGGAAGTGGCCGGCTCCCCGGTTCGATGCCGGGGCTTGCACAATGTTGAAAAGTATAAAGTTTCTGATTATGGAAATGTACGGTAAAATAAGGTGTGTCACCCATGCAGAGCTTGTCGGAGGTGGTATTATCAGCGAATCTAACCTAAAGAAGAAGGTCAGTGCCAAGCTGATTATGCAAGTTCAGCTTGGGGGGAATGGGAGAAAGGCTCTTTATGACTATCTCAGCCTTCCAGTTCCCCTTCGCCGGGATTATGACAGACTTTATCCCAATGCTTTGGAAGAAATGAAAGAACAATTAATGAGTAATATTATCCGCAGTGACAGCAAGGCCGTGGAATTCTATAGGACCTACCAACCCGCCATTTCTCTGGAACGCCAGGCCGAATATGTGCTGAATGCCGAGGTGATGAACGAGCTGGTCCGTGTGGAGAAAGAGACCGGAGCCTTGCATAGCAAGTGCGGTTACAGCCGCAAGTCCATCGTGTGGGAAACGGTGCAAGGTACATGTGAGAAGCTTCGTGAACACTATGGACACACACTGCCCAAGACCCGTCTCCGCGAAAAATTCAACGCTTATAAAAAGATCGGCTACGCCGCCCTTGTCAACAAGAACACGGGCAACCAGGCGGCACGCGTGGTGGTTCCCGAAGTGGCGCGGCTGTTGCTGAAGCTCCGCCGCAGCATCGTTCCCCGCTATACGGAGGCGCAGATTTTCGACGAATACAACCGCCAGGCGGTGGAGCGCGGCCTGAACATCATCAAGTCGCCCACCACCGTGAAGAACTATCTCAACGACCCTGCCGTGATGCCTATGTGGTATGCGGCGGTACATGGCATGCAGAAATGGAAAGCCAAGTACACCAGTCTGATGAAGACCAGCCTCCCGCAGATGCGCGATGCCTTGTGGTATGGCGACGGTACCAAGTTGAACCTCTACTACAGGAATGAACAGGGCAAGATGTGCACCACCGGCGTATATGAAGTGATGGATGCCTATAGCGAGACCCTGCTTGGATATGACATCGCCCCGAACGAGAATTTCGACTGCCAGTATCGTGCCTACCGCATGGCCGTGGAAGTTTCCGGCAGCCGTCCCTACGAGATAGTGACCGACAACCAGGGAGGACACAAGAAAGGCGACGCCGCGGGATTCTTCCAACGCCTTACGGTACTCCACCGTCCCACGATGCCCTATAACGGACAGTCCAAGACCATAGAGAATGCCTTCTACCGTTTCCAGGCACAAGTCCTTCATGCCATCTGGCATTTCACGGGACAGAACGTGAACGCCAAGAAACTGAACAGCAAGCCCAACCTGGAATTCATAGAGGAGAACGCCTACGCACTTCCCACGCTCGAGGAACTGAAAACAATCTATAAGGAATGCCGTGACAGATGGAACAATGAGGAAAAGCACTTCGCCACCGGTATTCCACACATGGAGATGTACCGCATGAGCGGGAATCCCGAGGCCCAACCCGTTACGGAGGTTGACATGATGCGTATGTTCTGGCTGTGCCATCCCAAAGCCGTGACCTATACCAACTACGGACTTCAGTTTGAAATAGACAAACGGAAATACCACTATGACGTATATGCCGCCGACGGCCTGCGTGACGAGGCATGGGCGCTTCGCAATACCGGACGCGAGTTCACCGTGATGTATGATCCTATGGACATGACCCGCGTGGAGCTGTGGCGGAATACCGCCACCGGTGCCAAGTACAGTGCCACCGCCACTCCTAAGGTCACTGTCAGCCGCGCCACGCAGGAGCGCACACCGGAAGAGAGCAGCTTCATGCGGAAAACCATCGACCGGAACAAGGAGACCATGGCCGCCATCCAGCTGGAAGGCGAGCGTTTCGACCTTGACGAACGTATCGCAGCCGAGCTCTTCGGTCTTTCCACTCCCAAACCTAAGAACCTCAGCAAGAATAAGATGGACGGATACCGTGAAAGGCATGACCGTGGCGAGCTCCATATTCCTCTTTCCCTGCCGGAAAAACAGAAGCGGGAGGAGGCCGAAGCGGACACGGAAACCGATTACTCCACTATGGGGGAATATACCAAGGCACTCTCCAACATGACGTTGGACGAGCTGGCACTGGACAGATTTTAAACGGCAATCAATAACCAATTAAATACCATTCAAGAATGAAAGGACTAACCAAACAAGACAAGGATGCCATCCGCGACGCACTGATGGCCTACTGTGAGAACTTTCCCAGCCGCAACCGCGCCAGCGAGAGCCTGCAGGGTGTCAGTGCGGCTGTGGTGAGCCAGATTCTGAACACCAAGTACGAAAGCATCTCCGACGACATGTTCAGCCGCATAGCGGCGCAGATAGGTTTCAGCTTCGAGCATTGGACCATCTGCGAGAGTGAGAACTTCCGTCTCGCCACCTACGTGCTGGCCGACGCCCAGATGTACAAGAATGTCACCTGGATGGTGGGCGATGCCGGATGCGGCAAGACCACTGCCGCCATAGAGTTCCGTCGCACACACCGCAACGTGTTCTATATCCTTTGCTCGGAAGATATGAAACGCAGCGATTTTGTGCGCGAGATAGCCAAGCAGGTGGGCGCGCCTACCGACAGCACCAGCAACCTGCGTGACATGCTGGACTATGCACTCGGTATGATCGGTTTTCTCCAGAACCCGCTGCTCATCTTCGATGAGGGGGACAAGCTGACGGACTGTGTATTGAATTACTTCATCAGCATCTACAACCGCCTGGAAGGACGCGCGGGTATCGTGTTCATGAGTACCGACTATATCAAGCGGCGTGTGGACAACGGGCTGAGATACAACAAGAAAGGCTACAAGGAAATCAACAGCCGCATCGGACGCAAGTTCTTCGACCTGAACGCCACCAGCCGCAATGACGTGTATGCCATCTGTCAGGCCAACGGGCTGACCGGTGAAGTCGAGATAAGACGTGTGCTGAAAGATGCTGAAACCAGTGACAATGACCTGCGTCGCGTGAAGCGGGTGATACATGCGCAGAAGCGCCGTGCCGAGCAGCAGAAAGGAGGGGCAGAGTAATGAGTGAGACTTTTGAACGTAATGCCAAGGGGGTACGTGAGATGCTTTCCATGAAGTTTGACACACTGGACTTTGAGGGGGTGTGGCATGACGCTTTCGGCACACCCGAGCGTCGGGGTGTCTGGTTTGTGTGGGGGAACTCCGGTAACGGAAAGACTTCATTTGTGATGCAGCTCTGCAAGTATCTCTGCCGTTTCGGTCGTGTGGCCTATAACAGTATGGAAGAAGGTGCCTGCCTCACCATGCAGGACACACTCCGCCGCTTTGGCATGATGGAGGTCAACCGTCGCTTTCTGCTTATCGACAATGAAAGCATCGAGCAGCTCAGCCTGCGTCTGAAACGTCAAAAATCACCTGATTTTGTGGTGATAGACAGCTTCCAATACACACAGATGACCTATCGGCAGTATATTGAATTCAAGGAACGCCACCGTAACAAGCTGGTGATTTTTATCAGCCATGCCAGTGGCAGGCTGCCTACCGGACGCAGTGGCAAGAGCGTGATGTTTGACGCGTCATTGAAAATCTATGTCGAGGGCTACCGGGCTTTCAGCAAGGGGCGCTTCATCGGCCCGAAAGGCTACTATGACATCTGGCCGGAAGAGGCGGCAAGATATTGGGGAGAATGTAATATGTAATGAGCCATGAGAACGACTGCCAACAAACCTATCAGCGCCCAGCAGCTTAAAGCCCTGCACGTCACCTTCCACCGTATCGGCATGGATGACGAGGCCCGTCACGGCTGCATCTACGAGTTCACTTCCGGCCGTACGGAAAGCAGTCGGGAGCTGACAATGCAGGAGGCGCGGCAGCTGCTGGAGCGGTTGAACCCGACGGACGACAAGGCACGGGCCATGCAGATGGCAGAAGCCAGGAATGTATTCCGGGACATCTACCGTCTTTCGTTCCTGATTCCCCAGCTGAACCAGGGGTTCACCAGCGACAACGAGGAGGAATACCGCATGAATGTGGCGAAGCTGAACATCTGGGCACGTAAGTACAGCAAGGCGCGCAAGGACGTTACAAGCATGAGGCTTTGGGAGCTCCAGGCCACCAAGAAACAGCTGGAGGCATGGATGCGCCGTGAGGAAAGGAAATTTAAAAAGGATTGATACAATGAGAAAGAAACAGGAAATAAAGAAAGGAATTGCCATTCTCCGCATGAAAGGGGATAAAATCAGTCTGCTCCAAGCCGAGGTGCTGGAAAACGGGCATAATGAGAGTCAGGTGTTTGCCACCTACGTGGCTTCTGTTCCGGAGGAAGACAAGGACGAGACCGTGTTTTATGCCTGCCGTGACGCCGCCCGTTTTGCCGCAGGGCGATTATCGCTGGAAGAGCTGATACCCGATGCGGACAGATATCCGGTGACGGTTGACAGACCTGAGCCCAAAGAGCGCCAGTCAGTCAGTGTACGGGAGTTTGAGGCTCTGAAGCGTAAGGTTGCGCTGTTGGAAGGCTTTGTGGAGGATTTGTTGAAAGAACGCCGCCAACGTGCCGAATACCAAAAATTGCCGGATACGAACCGTGCGGACTATATCGGCCAGAAAGATGCTACAGAACTTATAGGATGTAGCCGTGAGACGCTGAATGCCTGGCAGCGTAAGGGTTACATTACCGGATACCGCAAAGCCGGACTGGTCTATTATAGCAGGAGTGAGCTTGCCGCCGCTCCGGTTGTGCAGAATTTTATCACAATAAAGAAGGGGAGGAGATGAGATGGTAGATAATAATAATCAATATATCCCAATGGTCCATATCGTAGACAGAAACAAACGCCGTGAACGGCTGGCGTCCCGTCTCGAAGTCTGTGCAGACCGTATCTGTGACCTGCAGGACCGGTTGATGGCGGGTATTACCGCCTTGAGACCTATCGAGTACGACCGCCTGCTGGACGAATACCGGGCGGAGCTGGTGCGTTACGACAACATCGACCGGGAACTCCGGCAATTGGAGGACCCTACGAAAACAGAAGAGTACAGGGCCTATCACCGCAATGCCGGCAAGCAGCAGAAAAATAAAATCAACTATTAAATTATTAACCCTATCAAAAGAGCAAGAATTATGGCAAGAACAAAGAAAACAGTAGTCAGCGGCATCAGCCGCGAGCAGGCAGAGCAGGCCTTCGCAGATTTTGCGGCGGCCGATGCCAAAGTACAGAACCTCACCTCGAAGATGGACCTTGAGATGACCCGTATCCGCGAGAAGTATGCGGACCAGCTGGCAGAACTGTCAGCCACGAAGGAAAAGAACTTCGACATCATGCAGGCATACGCCGTAGAAAACAAGGAAGAACTGTTCTCCAGGAAGAAAAGCCTGGAGAGCGCCCATGGCGTGTTCGGTTTCCGTACCGGCACACCGAAGCTGAAGAACCTGAAGGGGTTCACCTGGGCGGCAGTGACGAATTTATGCAAGGAGCTTTTGCCGCAGTATATCCGCACCAGTGAGGAGCTTGCCAAGGACAGACTGCTGGCTGACCGTGAGAATCCTGACGTGGTATCCTATTTCCCGAAGATCGGTGTGCAGGTGGTGCAGGAGGAGACCTTCTATGTGGAGCCTAAAAAGGAGAGCGATGCGGTTGAGCAGTGAGATGAGGGAGATACACCGCCGTTACCGGTACCGTCCCCGCGGGCGGTGCTGGGCTGTGTACCTTGACATCACCTACCGTCAGGGTGACAGCTTCCCTCCGAGGATATCCACTCTTGGCACCAAGGTGAATGAATATCCGACCAGGGAAGAGGCACGGCGCGAGGTGTACAGACTGAACGGCTGGAATTATGAAAGGAGAAAAAGAACTTAATACAGAACAGACCATGAGCAAGAAACAGAACGGGGTGCTGGTAACGGCACCCCACTTCGGAACGGGACGGGAGACCGTCGGAGAATTCCTGGGGTATTCCTGCGGCTATTGTCAGGGCAACGGCTATTTCCAGGGGGATATCACGGTAAAGGACACGGAGCTGGTCCCGTGCCCCAAGTGTGGCGGTACCGGCAAGGTGAAGGGCATCGTTACGGTGGACTGGGTACCGGACGGGGAAGTGAAACCCTGCCTCAAAGGGAATTCAAACGACATTTAATCACTGAAGTCCTATGCGTATTCCCGTGAAATACATTGTCCAGATAGACAATTTCCATGTGGCGGATTTCATCTTCTACTGGAACTATTATGACCAGCCGTGTTCCCTGCTTCTGCAGAAGCCCAAAACGGAAGGGCTTACCGCCATCAAACTGGTGGTTGACAGTGACGAGGCCGCCAGCTTTTTGCTCAGGGCGAAGGAGAAGACGGGATGCAGGCTATATCAGGTTGACTAAAGGCAATTCAAAAATGAATAGGAAAATAACTCAAATAATAATATCATGGAACAGAAAAAGAAAGAGGTGGTCTTTGACGGCAAGGACCTTATATTCAACGTGGACGGGATAGAAATCAAGAACGGGAAACTGCCTGATTCCTTCAGTATAAAAGAGCGCTATGAAATAAGCGCGGAAAGCCTTACCAAGCTTGTCGTAGCGTTGGGTGACGGGAATACACTTGCCGAATTTAATGAGGAACGAGGGTGTTACGGTGTTTTTAAAGCAGAAAGAGCTATATATCCCTTGAAAGATAATTATGTCAAGAAGCTTGCCGAAGAAGTAAAGTCCCTACAAGAAGAGGTCCTTACGGAACGTAGAAAAGCTTCTGATGAAGGATATAAGCGCTACCTGCTGGAAAACTTGATTAAAGAGCACAACAAGCGCTCCTGGTGGGGACGGGCAGAAAAGATTGAACTGAAAACAGAGGAGTGAGAATGGACCTGAGAATAATAGATTTCCCGGAATACCCGTGGAAGACCCTGGATGTGTATAAGGACTTTAGTTACACGTTCAACATCAGTCCGGGAAAGAAAATAGAGGGGGATTTGTTCGATTCATCCAAGATGAAAGTTGTGTCCTACAATGAAAACAGCCATGTGCAGATATTGGCTGTATGTGACCCTTACGGACCGCCTTTCTATGTACGCAGGGATATTGATGGTTTGTTATGGTCCTCATGGGTAAAAATAGAGGAGGAGCATTTCTGGCAAGAGATTAATGGTTGTGCAGCAGCCATTAAGTTTCCTCCTCTGTGTACGTCTCATTATTATTTTTAAGAAACACTTTAATTCAATACGAGCAAGAAATGAATTATATAGTGAAAACATTATTATCGGTAATTAGCCAATTGCTTCTCTATTACTAATAATTGGTAATACATATCTTCAAGCATAGCTTGTTCGTAACCTGTAAGTTCATTTTCCGAGTTCTTTTTAGACTCTAACGCTTGAATTTGCAATTTTATAGATTCTCTATTTCTAAGTAAAATATTAATGTCGCTCATAAATTAAAATATTAATGGGTTTATGTCGCAAATATAGTAATAATTATGATAATAGCTTGGTTCTCTTGCGGTGTAACATCCGCAGTCGCTTGTAAGATAGCATTGAGTTTGTACGATGATGTGCAAGTTTACTACATAGATACTGGCTCTGGGCATCCTGACAATACCCGATTCCTCGCAGATTGCGAGAAGTGGTACGAGAAGCCTATCTACACTATCCGAAGCGACAAATACACTTGCGTAGCTGATGTCCTACGGAAAGGGTTTATCAATGGAGCGCATGGGGCTGCTTGTACGCTGGAGCTAAAAAAGAAAGTCCGCTATAAGTTGGAAAAGGTAGTTGGCTCATGGGACGGTCAAGTATGGGGATTTGATTTTGACCCGAAGGAGATTAACCGGGCTATCCGGCTAAAGCAACAATATCCAGATACGAAACCGTTGTTTCCGCTTATTGAGCGGCAGATAACAAAGCCGGATACAATGGGTATGCTTTGGAAAGCTGGCATTAAACAGCCTGTAATGTATTCGATGGGTTACAATAACAATAACTGCATCGGTTGCGTGAAAGGCGGCATGGGTTACTGGAACAAAATCCGGAAGGACTTCCCAGAAGTGTTTGCTCAAATGGCGCAGATTGAACGTGATGTAGGCGCAACATGCCTAAAAGACAAAGACGGGCGTATCTTCTTGGACGAACTACCAACATGGCGAGGTGACCCAGTGGAAGAGATTATACCGGATTGCTCTCTTATCTGTCAGATAGAGTTTCAAGAAATCATGGACAGACAGGTAGAACGAGTTTTGAAAGGAGAAATTAGTATTAACGATGTAGCCTAATTAGGCTCAAAACAAAATAGATATGAACCCAATGGATAATGAGTTACAATGCAAGAAATGTGGGAAGCCGATAAAAGGTGGTTGCTATAATGTTCCCGATGGACCTTTTTGTGTGGATTGCTGGGAAAATAAGATCAGTGAGAAACTTAAAAAGGATTATGAGAAACAAGCCTTAAAAAGATTGCAGGCTATCGGTATCGGTTTTAAAACTGACGTATAATGAACAGAACAAGACTGGTGCTTCGTTGGCTGCTCATCCCCTTGTGGTTCGCCATATTCATAGCCTATCTGCCGATATGGTATCTGCAAATGAGCTGGTACTATTTCAGCTTTCAGGATTATTGGGATGCTTTTCTGATATTGTGGGATAAGACCATGCTGTCCATGAGGTTGAAGACACGCCAATGAATCCTCGAAAGGCCGCCGTATGATTAATATGGCGGCCTTTGTTGTGTATATATGCCGTTATTCGTATCTTTGTATCAGGTTTTCAGGTAATTCAGGGTATTATAATTTCAGAGGTATGAAAAAGAGTCGGAACAGGATTGTAGGATGCAGCTACGCGTTCAGAGTAGAGGACATTGTACGCATTTACGATGAACATTCCCGCAGCGGCCTCTCCAACCGCGAGATTCTGCGCCGTTATATCTGGCCGAAGTACCATATCTGTGAAAAGACCTTCTACAACATCATCAATGCCAGCGCCGACCCGCGCATCATCCAACGCCAGAAAGAGATGCGGGCGCAACTGTCGCTTTTCTGACCCGTCCTTATCCCCTGTCTATCACTTTACATGTGAAGTCGGTGACATCCTCCACAAGTTCCTCATGATTGTGGTTCGTGCTGCTTCCGGTACGTCGGAACAGACTGAAGGAAATGTTGCCGTCGTCTCCGGAGAGGTTGAAAAGATGCCGGTCCATGCGGTCCAGCAAGTCGAAACGCTCCAGCGCCTGCTGCTGGAAGCCGCCGCCTTCGCGGGAACTCCCTTTCCAGGGTGTGACGATATGCAGGCGTAGGGTCACGTCCGCTGTCTGCGTGCCGCCGCCCGTCCATTTCACGGGCCGGAATTCAATGAATACGGCAGGGGCATCGAAAGGCTCTTCCTGCTCCAGGAATGAAATCTGCTCGTTCCATAGGTCGAATGTTCTGATGACGGGCTTCCCGTCCCGGTCTGTAAGTTGTTTCAGCCGTTCTATGAGGCTGAGGTAAAGGAACCTTCTCATATCTAAAATATTCTTTTGCTATTGTTTTCCACTATTTCCCGGATGATGCGCTCCACCTCCGGATGCATGCCGATGAACCGGCGGCAGGGCATGACTATCCTGCTGCCTGCCCGTTTCAACGCCATACGTTTACAGAAAAGTGCCTCTTCCGTGGGGTTGCGCCTATAATTATCTGTCAGTTGCCGGTACAAGTACCAGAAGTATCTTTTCATCTTTCTGGTGACGGTTATTGCTCCACCTTCATTGTGAATGGCAGCGTATGGCAGGTCACTGCTGAAAACCACGCTATGTCCCGTAGTCTCCGTCTTGATACTCCTGCGTAAGGCCCCTGTACGCGTCAACAGCCCCCGGCTTTCGTCGTCATTGCATTTCCTTCGTGCCCAATGCTCGTTGAAGAAGGCTTCGCGTTCGAAGTTGCGGTCAAACTCCCCGCTTATTTTCGTTCCGATGTCCTTCAGCGTAAGGCTGATGAAGCGCTCCACCTTCCGTTCCAGTTCCTTGGCTGTGTCTGAATTTTGGGGCATAATGCTTGTTTATTAAAGAATTAAACGTATCTTTGCATTTGAAAGAAGCAGTTTTATAAGCAAGTCGTGGATTGCAGTTCTACGGGGCTACTTATAAGGATGCTTCTTTTTTATTCCAGTATCTTCAGTATGTTGTCACTATCCGAGATGCTGTGAAGATTTACTTCCCCATTGGCATACTCTCTGACAATAATCCACGATTTTTCTTTCCCGACTACAGTTTCAAACAAATGGGCTACGGTTCCGGCATCGTGCTTGTCGATGCCATATCCCAAATAGCCGGCTTTCTGCAAAACTTCTCTGATTTGTAGCAGGAGCTCATTTTTCTCTGCATACCGCCTATGAGGTTGATTAAGCCATTCCTTTATACTTTTTCCCGTGACATGTATTTCCTTGCCGAATCCGGGGTTTCTGAACACCTCTTTTTTCAGGCCGGACGCTTCTTTCTGTATCTCCTTTCTGCGTATCTTCAATGTTTCTTTCCGTCTGGTCATTTCCCTTATCATCTTGCAGGCCGCACACAATTCATTGTCGGGCACTTTGACCAGTCCCATCGTACCCGGTCTGTCAGGGCAGTCCTTGCACCGGCTGATGGTATAGGGATTGTAGAACGGGAAGCATGCCATCTGTCTGCCGGGATTGAAGCGCATCATCTCTTGATGCCTGCCTGCTGTGGCCTGGCTGCCATCCAGTATTGCCCGGTGTTCGTCACTTTCCGGATAATCGCTACGGAGTACCCTTGCCACCGTACAGCGGCAGTTCCACCCGTTGGGGGGAAAGTATTCATCCCAGAACCGTGAGGTAATGGGCAGCGTGACATTATGCAGTGCCCGGTGTGCCTCGCGTACCCGTTTGTCGCCCACAGTGCGGTATTGCAGCAGGTAGCGGTCCCGGTCCTCATCGTCCCACCACTGCTTCCACCTGGCAGCCATGGCGGCAGATGCCATGGCGAAGTTGTATTCCGCTTTCAGGTACCAGCGGTTATAGGTCTCGTTCACCTTTTGAACGTCATTCAAAAAGTGTTCAAAGGGCTTCCGGTTCCCGTCCGCATCGAGCAGCGAGGGGAACGCCTCGTTCAGCTCATGGAAGGTCTTGAAGCCGGAAAAGACGTAATTGCTTTCCTTGAGCCGCCGTATGCTGATGTCGTCCATGGGGCGTTGACGGACTGAATAATCCACGGCACGGTCCAGCGTATCGGTATGGTCGCGTATGAACTTCTGCACCTCCTTGTCCGCCAGCATCTCTGGTGTGAATTCCGGCTGCCGGTGGAGCCAGCACATCAGCAGGACAAAAGACGCCTCCACGGCAGCAGTATCTATTTCCTCTTCTTCATCTTCCCCACTGTCAGCCAGCGGCAGTGCATTTCCGTAATATGCCAGCAAGGCTCGTCTGTGCAGCCCTTCGTAGTCAGAAGGGCTCAGTCGAAAAAACAGAGCTTCTGTTCCCCATCCCCCTTGCCATTTTCCTTGCCTGCCGGGACAGCCACCGGTGCGGGCGCTTTTTTCCCGATAATGGGCACATTGTACTTGTTGATGAAATATTTCAGGTCCACCTCGTAGTTCTCCAGCAGCAGGCGTTCATAGGCAATCTGCTGCTCGGGTGTGAAGTCTATGCCCTCGTACCAGTCGAAACGGTATCCCTTTAAGGGGAAACCGTGCTTTATCATTTTGGGGATAAGCTGGAAGTTGATGACGTCCCGCAGGTTGTCGGCATCCTTGCTGACAAGGTTCTTCAGCACCTCCAGATGCACCTCGCTCTGCGAAAGGCTGCTGCCGTTCTCCGTAGTCATGGTTTCGGTGAGCACTCCCTTTGACAGTTCGGAGTTGGCGCGGTCTATGCGTTTGTCAAAGACGTTGTAGGCATCCCCGCGGGTGGACTCCTTGATTTCTATCTCGGTGCCTTCGGGAAAGAGCGCCCAGCCTGCTGCACCCATCGTGCCCAGCATCTTCTCGATACGTCCCAGCTCCTTGGAGTCCCGGCTGGTGGTCTTTCCCACCCGGAAGGGGATACCGAATATTTCGGAAAACATGTCCCAGAAGGAGCATACGTTTTTCTTGGGAATGGTATGCTGGGCACATTTGAGGTACATCCCCAGGTCGTGCGTGCCGCCCACCTCCACCGTCCAGTCCGCCATTTCGCTGTGCCGGTAGTCATAGCCGTTCTGCCATGCCTCCTGCTGACGTACCACGATGACCCCGTATTCGGGGATGACGTGGCGGCGCGGTACCAGCTGCACCTCGCTGAAGGCGGGTGTCCCGTCCACGGAGATGACATCTCCCAACTGGATGAGCGAGTGCCCCCAGTAGTGCGCGTCCAGTGCCAGGTCCATGAAGGTCTTGAACCAGGGCGCCTCGAATATGGCCGTCAGTTCCGGGTTCTCCACCCCCTTTCGATCCACGATGCGGAAACTCTTGTTCAGCACATACCCTTTGCGCTGTCCCACGCATCCGGTGAGGTGCATGTCCACCTCCACGTCGCCATACACGTCATACAACGGCACACGGTTGGGATATTCCACATTCTTTGCATACTGCCAGGCGTTGCGCCAGGCGCGCATGTCTTTCTTGGTAAGCGCCTCGGTCTGCAGTTGCAGGTCGACGGACAGTCTGGTCACCCGCTTCACCTCGGCGGGATTGCCGAGGTTTACTCTGCCAATCCTTACCGGGTTCTGTTTCTTGTAATTGCGATTGGACATAGTTTGTTAATTGAAAATGAATAATTGAAAAACCATATTTCTTACCAGATATACTCGTTCCTGGCGGCTGATCCGTAGCGGATGGGGTTATGGAAATCCTCTTCTCCGTCCGGCCCCATGACGGTGGGAATGTCGGGGATTACACGTCCCGCCTGTATCTCCTTCAAGTATTCGATGGCATCCTTATAGCGTTTCTCGCGCACCTCGGAGCCCATCTTCTGGGGCAGCGACGCTGACATGTGGTAGAGGGCGATATCGACCGCACATCCCACCAGTTCGGCATCCCGCCGTTCTCCTTCGCAGGCGAATGCCTTCTGTATGTCGTAACGCCCGCGCAGGGCCGATGCAATGCGTGACAAGGCACGCTGTTCCGCTGCCAGGCGGTTGTCGGGTGAACTCTGTTGCATGATTCTCAATGCCTCCGTTCCAATCTGTATGTAATCGTCTTCCGTAATGAACATGGGGATAATGTTTAGCGGTTAATGTTTAGTGATGCATGAACTCTTAATTTTCACCAGCTTTGGGAGGGCGGCTGGCGTACTCCCATGCGCGGTGTGAAATTTTCCTCACGCACCTGCTTCTGCAGTTTGTAGATGGCACCCTCATCAGCGTCGGGGCCGTCATCATGGGCGCGGCTTCCTTTCTCGAAGGCGAGGGTCTGTTCGATACCGGTCTTCATGTCGTTGTCATTTTTCAGTTTCTCGTTGTAAAAGACCAGACCGCGTTCCCACAGCGGGCTGACGGCTTCGATGCGGGCGAACTTGTCCGGCTTCTTCCGCTTGTCGGCGGTGACGGGCACCTGGTAGCCGCGCTGCCTGCCCTCACGCTCGAACTCGTCCAATATGGTATCCTGCATGAAGTTGGCTTCCATGTAGATGGTGACGGCGGCGTCCTCGGACAGTGACTCCCAAAGGTCATAAACCCATCGCACCATTTCGCCCACGCTGCACTGACGCACAAAAGCACGCAGGCAATGCAGTTCTGTGGGACTGGCGGTTTTCAATCCGGCGCGTGGACGTCCCCACAACTTGGCGGCCTTGTAGTCGTTCTTGCTGCTGTCCTTGAAACTGGGGTCGATGTAGAGCACCAGGCTTTCATAGTAGCGGAGTTTGAGCATCCGCTTCCACCGGATCCAGCGTTCCTGGAAGACCGCACCTTCGGTGATGGGATTGTGCATGTATTCCTTCTGGAAGCTTCGGTAGCCCATGAACCGTTCACGACTGCGCAGCAGTTCGATGGTGTAACATTCCGGCCAGGCGGGAGTCCCGTCCTTGCCGATTGCATAGACGGTACTGGTATATACGGTGTCGCTGTCTGTCATCTTTTGCAGCACGCTGTTCTTGCCGATGAGGTTGCCCACCATGATGAAGCGTCCTTCCTTACCGCCAAAACAACCGAAAAGGGCTTCCTTCACCCATTTTGTCATCTCTCGCACACGCGCCTCGCTACGGCACATCTCGTCATCGTCAAGGTCATCCACCACGATATAGTCCGGACGCTTGTCGCGAAAACGCAGTCCTCGTGGTGACTGCCCGCGTCCGCGGCTGAAGAAGGCGCACTGGTCCTTGGTAACGAATTCGCCCTCCTGCCAGCATCCGGAGTTGTATTGCTCGCCGAAGTCTTCGACAATGTACTGGTTGAACTGGAGTTCCGCCTGCAGGTCGCTCAACAGGGCATCGGCATTGTCCTCGCTTTTCCCCACCAATACCATGACGTGCAGCTCCCCCTTGAACTTCAGCCATAGGGGGATTCCCACGTCCAGGTGTACGGACTTGGCATGTCCGCGCGGCCATTTGAAAACGGCCCGCATTTCCCGGTGCTTCTCGATGTAACGGGCGGCCTCGTTGTGGAATCTTGCATTGGGGCATTGGCAGTAGTGGCTCAGGTACCGCCGGCAGAAGTAGTCGTAATCTTTCAAGGCACGGGCGATGTTCTTTTTCCGTTCGGCTTCAGTCTCCGGTTTGCGTTTTGAGGTGAGGCGCAACAGGCGCTGGCAGTGCTCATTCCACCGCAGCAGTGCTTCTTTTTTTTCTTCCGCTGTCATTTCTGTTTGAATTTGATTCCCATGAATTCGCTGTGCATACGGTTGATGAGTACAAGCATTTTGTCGTCTATCTCGGGATATTCGTCCCGGTGCGTCACCATCCAGTTCTCAAACTCTATGAGTGTATCCACCTTGTTCACAATGGTGGTGCTCAAGTTAATTTCCTTGATAGCTTTGACGGATTTCAGCAGCGAGTCAGCCATGCGCCCGATGCTTCTTTCGTCACCGTCTGCCTTGTCGATGGCGTCCCCCAGTTTGGAAAGGGTTTTGGAGGTGATGGATTCCTTGCTCATTTCGCGTGCGGCGCGTTCCTCTTTCCAGCCTTCAGTGTTCAGCCACCGGCTGACGGACTGGCGGCTCACTCCGGTGAGTTCCACAATCTGTGCGGTGGGGGTCCCTTTCATGTAGAGGTGCTTCGCCACCGATTTCTGCTTGTCCTTACTGTTTGCCATATACCTTGAAATTTCTTGTTTACAGTGGCAAAGTTGCGAAGTGTGGTGCGGGGCACGAAAAAACGGCGCAATGCTTGCACACAGTTACAAAACGGTTGCACACTTGAGGGCAACCGTTACACACTTTTTTGTGCGGTTATGGGTGTAGCTGTAAGTTTGCGACAAAATGAGACGGAAATCATGGCTAAAAGAATCAGGATATCAAACGAGACATTGAACTGCTTCGGCACCTGGGTAAAGACTGACGGGGTGGATTTGGAGCAGTTCCGGAGAAATCCCGTCATGCTGTGGATGCACTGGAGGGGTATCATTATCGGAAATATTAGGGATTTGAAAGTGGAAGGTGCCGAAATCACCGGTGAACCCTACTTTGATGAAGTCCGTGACGAGTCGAAACTGGCAAAGCAGCAATGGGACAAAGGTACTCTGAAGATGTGCAGCCCTTATTTTGAAATCGTGGAGTCGAGTGACGACCCCGTACTGCTGAAACCCGGACAGACACGTCCGACCATCACGAGGTGCAGGCTGATGGAGGTCAGTATGGTGGATATGGGCGGTAATGACGACAATATAGTCATGCTCTCTTACCGGGGCGATGAGTTGAAACTTGCCACCGGCGAAGACTGCACCGCACTGCCCCTTCTGAAAACAGACGGCGGACAAACCCCGCCAAGCAATAACTCAAAAACAAAAGAGACTATGAATGCAGATTTTAAAGCTATCGCCCTGAAGCTGGGCCTGCCGGAGACGGCGACAGAAACGGAGATCCTTGCCAGGATAGGTATCCTGCAAGGACATCAGACCGCAAACATGGAACTGCGCAAGCAGCTGGACGAGATCAGGCTGGCAAGTGTGACGCAGATGGTGGATGAAGCCATCAAGGCAGGAAAGTTCAATGCGGACAAGAGGGAACACTTCATCGGTCTGGGCAAGACAATGGGAGCGGACTCCTTGAAACTGACACTGGACAGCATGGCTACCGCCACCAAGCCGATGCAGTTGCTTAACACCGGTGGAGGCGGTGCGTCGAGTGCCGGCATGGCATCGGGACAGTGGGGCAAACTGAGCGAGGTGCCGGAATCGCAGCTGAAGCTGATGCGCGAGAACGACCCGGCCAGATACCGTGAGCTGTACAAGGCGGAATACGGCATAGACTGCCCTAAGTTCTGAGAGAGGAGAAACAGTAATAGTAACTTGTAAAATCGTAAAACGACATGATGAAATTTATTTGCGGAACGCTGTTCAACGTCCTGATGGGCGTCGTCCTGGCGAATGTGGTGGGAATGGATCCCGCTTATGGCGCAGCGACCGGGGCGGTTGTTCCGGCTGTGCTTGGAAACTTCATGCCCCTGGGCGCAGCCTTTGAGGGCGTATATACTGAGGTGTGGACCGGTGAGCTGGTAAAACGCCTGAATGCGGGGCTGGCGGCGAGTTTTCTGAACGGGATTCCCGACTATTCGGCCAAGGCCGAGAATGAGGTCATCCATCTGGTGGATGTGGGAGGTGATCCGGATGTGCTGATAAACAATACCACCTATCCGATTCCGGTCCAGAATCTTACGGAAGGTGATATTCCCATCGGCCTGGACAAATACCAGACGAAGGCGACCCGCGTGACGGACGACCAGTTGTATGCCATTTCCTATGACAAGTTCTCCACCGATGTGCAGCGCCACAGCAATGCCATTGACACGGCCAAGTACAAGAAGGCCATCCATGCGCTGTCCCCTTACAGCAATACGAAAACCACCCCAGTAGTCCCCACTTCGGGTGAGGCTGACGCTACGGGCCGCAAGAAGATGACACGCAAGGATGTCATCGCCCTGAAACGAGCTTTCGACAAGGCGGAGGTTCCTACCGACGGACGTCGTCTGGTGCTTTGTCCCGACCATATCAACGACTTGCTGGAAGAAGACCAGAAGTTCCGTGAGCAGTACTACAACTACACCACCGGCAAGGTGACGAACATGTACGGTTTCGAGATTTATGAATTTGTAAATTGCCCGTACTTCACCAATGCCGGGGTGAAGGTTCCTTTCGGGACTTCTCCCGCCGAGACGGACATGCAGGCGTCCGTTGCCTTCTACGTGCCCCGCATGTTCCGTGCCCAGGGTTCCACGAAGATGTACTATAACGAGGCGCGTACCAATCCGCAGACCCAGGAGAGTCTTGTAAACTTCCGCCACTACGAAATCACGATGCCGAAGAAGCAGGAGGCTATCGGTGCCATCTACAGTTATGATGGCAAGACGGCACAGACTTCCGACGCGGAGGTGACAGCGGACAAGCACTGGGCGCAGATTCGTCGTGAAGCTGCCGCGGCTGCCGCAAAGGCTGAAGAGGAGAAGGCTGGTCCGCTTCCGGAGGATGCGGGTGAAGAACTGGAGGCATAGTGATGAGCAGAGGACTACGCAACAATAACCCGCTGAATATCCGTCTCTCTGCCACCACCGTGTGGCAGGGGGAAATCCGGCCTTCGCAGGACCGTTCGTTCTGCCAGTTCAGGACGATGGCCCACGGCTACCGTGCCGGTCTTAAGTTGTTGCAGAACTACCGCCGCAAATACGGTTGCCGCACCATTGCCGACTTTATCCGCCGTTGGGCACCGCCCACAGAGAACAACACGAACGGCTACATCAGCCGTGTGTGCAGGGAGATGCAGGTGCCGGCAAGCCATGTGCCCGATGTGGACGACCGGGGTACGATGTGTGCCTTTGCGGCTGCGATGTCGCAGGTTGAAAACGGTGTTCCGGCAGTGATGGCGGACGTGGAAGCCGGCTGGAGCCTGCTCTAATCAATCAAGAAATTAAAAAAACAAAAACGGATGGATACTTTGATGCAGATATTAGGCAGCCTCTTTCCCGCGGGACTGGGTGCGGCAATCGGAACCGCTTTGGGCTGGTTCTTCAACCGCCGCCTTTCAAAGGCCCGCAACAGCGGAGACGTGGATGCTGCTTATATGGACAACATTCAGAATCTCCGTTCGGACTTAATGAGTTCCATCAATGAGAACAGAAAACTTTACCGGGCCATCGCCCGACTGGACCGCACGGTGGCTCGCGCTACTGCTTGTCGTCACTGGAACGATTGCCCTATCCGTAACGAGCTGCAGAAGTCCGGGACGATTGACACGGAACAGCCTCGTTACCGACAGCCTGCAAGGCAGAAGCGGGTTCGCTCTCCTTCAGCAGCCCGTTCCTCCCAGTGTGGCGAGGACGGCATTTCCGACGAAGATATTGACCTCGATACCTGTGGGGACGGGCTTCAGTAAGCGTAGTGGGCAGGCAACAGTGAATGTCAACCGCATATCGGAAGACAGCCTGGAGGTGACTGCCACCTGCGACAGTCTGGCACGCCAGGTAATAATGCTGACGGAAGAACTGACACGTATCCGCAACGAGACATCCTCAGCGGTAGAGACCCTGCCTCCTGAGGTGATAAGGGAACCCACCGGCTGGCAGTGGTTTCAAATATGGACAGGTCGGCTGGCCGTTGCCGTCCTTCTTCTGATACTGATTAAACGGCGATTGAACAGAACTTAAAAAACAAAAGAATTTATGGACGGATTAATTTACGGACTGGCGCACCTCAAATTCAAGGAGAAGGAAATCGGCCTTATCAGCGAGGAAGGCCTGCAGCCTGCCGGGAGCGCCCCGAGTACCACGGACATCTACGCCGCGCAGGTGAAGGACGGCCCGGTAATGACACTCACCACCAATCCCGGCAAGAAGGCATTCACCTGCACCCTGATAGAGTTGAACGCCGAGAGCCTGGTGAACACCATCGGCGGCACGAAGGACGCCAAGAACAACTGGGAGCCCCCCGAGAACTGGGAAGCCACGGGCGTGATGGACGTGGTTGCCGACAGCGGCGAGACCCTGCGCTTCTACAATGCCAAGGTGACCGGCAGTGACTTTGCTAACGGCATCAACTCCTCCAACGTGCTGGGGCTTTCCCTGAACATCGAGCTGCTGAAGGATGCCGAGGGCAAGCGCATGAAGCTCTTCGCCAAGGGCATCGACCCGGATACGGGTACCGAGGCTGCAGGCTAATGGGGGGCTGCCCATGAAACCGAACTTTGAAATGGAATCCCTTGCGGAGAGGGTCATGTCGGATGCCGGCATCTCCCTTCCGCTGCGGCTTCCCGGAGGGAGACACATCCGCTGGGTGATGCGGATACCAACCCTGGAAAGCCGCTGCCGCATGGCACGGATGTATCTGAAACTGGGTGTGACACACGAGGAACTCAGGGCCTACACTTTTGAACAGAAGCTGGAGTTTATGGTGAAGCATACCAAAACAGTGAGCCGCATGGTGGCATATGCCATCGTCCGCGGCAGGGTGTCGGGCAGGCTTCTGAACCGTCCGGTGGCATGGATGCTGCGCAACTGCATGCACCCCGCCGCCCTGGAGGAGGCATGGATGATCGCCCTGAGCACGATGAGCACGGTCCCTTTCGGGAGTACTATCAGATTGGCAGAGGTGATGAGCCTGACAGCGCCCAATCTGAGCCAAAGAAAACAGAACGGGAGTTAAAGGGGTACACGGAGCCCGCCCATAGCCCGTTCGGTCTCGTGGGACAGATAGCCCGTGACACGGGCTGGAGTGTGGACTACATCATGCGCGGTGTGAACTACCCGATGCTGATGCTGATGTGGCAGGACTTCCCCCGCCATGTGCCGGGAAGGAAGAAGACCACGCAGGAGATGGTTGCCGAGAGGAGAAGCCGCAACGGGCAGCCGGACATATCTCCGGCAGACTATTTACAACAATTGCTTGACGAGGAGGAAAACGCTGATGAATCCCATTAAACTTGAAATATTCCTGGATGACAAGACGCTGGCGGGCATGAGGTCGGTGGAAGGCAACGTGGCCAACATGGAGGCTTTCACCAGGCGGATGATCGGGCATCTGAAACTGGAACTGAAAGATCTGGAGAAGGAGTATAAGAATCTCCAGAAACAAGGGCTTGCCGGTGAGAGGGAGATGGCTGACATCCAGGCGCTGAAGGGTGCCATCGGCGGGTTGAAGGAACAGCTTAAGGAATACGAGGCTGCCAAAAGACGGGCGGGCGAGACACCCGTCATAGGCAATGACCCCGCACCGAAACTGAACAGCGTGAAGATGAGCATGGCGCAGATAGCCCGCGAGCTTCCGTCACTGGCCATGGGACCGCAGATGTTCTTCCTGGCAATATCCAACAACATCCCGATGTTTACGGACGCGGTGGGCAATGCCAGAAAGGAGTACGAGAGACTGACGGCGGCAGGCCAGAAGGCGACACCGGTATGGAAGCAGGTGCTCTCGTCCCTTTTCTCGTGGCAGACTTTAATGGCTACCGCCATCACGCTGACTGTCGTATTCGGCAAGGAAATCGGGAATTTCTTCTCTACACTCTTTTCCGGAAAAAAGTCAGTTGCCGGTCTGGCAGAAGCACAGAAAGAGTTGAACAAGGCGATGCAGGAATCCGATACGGGTATCGGCAAGAATCTCGTATCGCTCAAAACCTTGCAGGAGAAGTGGGCTTCCCTGGGAAATGACCTTTCCGCAAAAAAGAAATTCATAACTGAGAACAAGGAGGAATTCGACAGGCTGAATGTGTCTGTTGCAAACGTCGCCGACGCGGAGAATCTGCTGGTCGACAATACGGAAGCTTTCATCAAATCCATGCAGCTCCGCGCCAAAGGTGCGGCAGCCCAGAAGATGGCTGCCGAGAAATACGAAGAGTCCCTCAGGCTACAGTTGGAGATAGAAAAAGAGAAGAAGCGTCCGGTCAGCACGCTTGAAAGGACAGCCGGCACTTTGAATACCGTCCAGTCAAGAGGGCTGGTAAATGAAACCGGTGAAGACCTCAAACGGTACGGAGTGGAACATCTGGAGAAACAGAAGAAAGCCATCGACGAGACTGCCGATGCATTCTTCCGACTCGGCATTGAAGCGGAAAATGAGGCCCGGAAGGAATTGAAGGCAGCAAATATAAAGGACAAAATAAAAGTAAAGACACCGGTAAAAGGAGGTAAAACAGAAACCGACTATCAGAACGAACTTGCCGACGCCCGCATCCGTGCCCAGCAGAAAGTGGAGGCCGCCCGCATCGCCGTGATGGTGGAGGGACGGGAAAAACGCAAGGCGCTTGCCGAAAAGGAGTATAATGACACTCTTGCCGCCATCGACAAGGAAGAACGCGATACCCTTGCCAAATTGGAGAAATCAAGGAAGGCGGGCAGGAAGGTGACTCCCGAAGAGGAGAGGCAGGTGAAGGACGGCGCGACGGCACAACGCGCCCTTGCACAGGTACAATATCTACAAAATACCTATAATATAGAAAAAGAATGGCGCGACAAGAACCGCCAGGCATGGATTGACTATAATAAAGAATATGGTACTTACCAGGACAAGCGCCTTGCCATTACACAGGATTATTCGCTGAAGATAGCCCGTGCGGAAACCGAAGGCGAGAAGGAATTACTGAAAAAAAAGCGAGAGAACGACCTGAAAGAACTGGACTTCGGGGAGTTCAAGAAGACCGTCAACCTGGCTGACGTATTCGGCAATCTGGACGAACAGAGTACGGAAACACTTTCCGCCCTTCGTGACAAACTGAAAGAATATATTAATGGCGCTGCCAAAGAGCTGCGCCCTTCCGACCTGAAAGAGCTGCAGAACGCCCTTACGGATATAGACCTGAAGATTGCCGACCGCAAGCCTTTCCGGGAATTGAAACGCTCGCTGGCAGAGTACGGCGAATCCCAGGCGGCAGTGGAGAGCGCCCAGGAAGACCTGAACACCGTAATGGCAGGAGGTGAAGTGGTTACGGGTAAGTATAGGGACGAGACCGGCAGACTTGTAGCCGGACTGTTGACCCAGGAGCAGGCTGAAAGGAACCTTGCAGCCGCCCAGAACAACCGTCTGAAAAAGCAGGCGGCATTGGCGCAATCGCTGCAGGGTGTGGCGGGCAGGATGTCATCCTACGGTCAGGCTGCCGGTACCATCATCTCCACACTGGAAGGCTTCGGCGTCACTGTTGACGAGAATGTGAAAGGCGTGGTGGAAGGTTTCAACACCATGAGCGAAGGTATCAGCGGGTTTGCCCGGTCCCTTCTCAGCATGGATGTCGGCGGTATGATAAGCGGTGTGGTGAATACCGTTGGCGGTGCCGTCAAGAGCGTGGGCAGTCTGTTCGGTGCGGACTGGGGAGGTGAGCGCTCGGAAAGGCGCTACCTGCAGGCCAAGGAGAAATACGAGAGCTATATGGAAGTGCTCGACAGGGTCATTTCCAAGCAGAAGGAGCTTGTCTCCTCCATGGAGGCGGACGACTTCGCCAATGCGGACAACTCTTATGAGCGTGCCCGCGAGCTGCTGAAGAAACAGCAGGACTATGCCCGCGAGATGGGCAAGGCCTATCTGAATGCGGGTGCGAGCAAGGGGTTCCTGGGCGTGGGGTCAAGCGCCTCGCACGGTACCGACCAACGCAAGGATATTTCCCGGTCTGCCTGGGAGCAAGCCAGGAAGGTGCTGGGCGGTGACTTCGATAAATACGGCATAGGGGACGGCCGCATGACGGGACTCTTCGACCTCCCGTATGAGCAGTTGGTGAGACTCCGTGATGAAGCAAGCGGATTCTGGAGCGAGCTGCACGAGGACACACGGAACTACCTCGAGCAGATTATCGAGAGCGAGGAAGCCTGGCAGGAGGTGCAGGATGCCCGTAAGGAGGCACTGACGAAGACGGACTTCGACAGTTTCTACAACGGCTTCGTTTCCATGCTGTCCGATATGGACGCCACTTCGGAGGATTTTGCCGGCAGCTTTGAGAAGTACCTTCAGAATGCCATTTTCTCCGCACTGGTGGCCACCCGGTACAAGGACAAGATACAGAAGCTGTATGACTCATGGGCTGACATGGCCGACAAGGACGGGCTCTCTTCCATGGAAGCGGAGAAACTGCGTGGAGACTATCAGAAGATGATTGATGAGATGCTGGCGCAGCGGGAACAGATAATGGAGGATTTCGGTTGGGAAGGCTCTTCCGGCAGTTCAAGTTCCCAGTCCGGACGCAGCGGGGCTTTTACTGCCTTGACTCAGGAGCAGGGCACCAAGCTGGAAGGTCTGTTCACCTCCCTGCAGGACCATGCCGGCGGCATACACAAGTTGCTGGAAGAGCTGAAGCAGGGGCGTTCGGCAGACCATGACATATTCCTGCAGATAGCAGAGAATACTTCTTACTGCAAAGTATTACAAGACATATTCGACCTCCTGGCAAGCAAGGACCGGGACGGATGGAAAACGATATAGAAGTATGAAAGATTTGACCGGATACATGACCGTCAACGGCAAGGATGCCTGGACGGAATATTCCGCTTTCCTCTGTGAGGACAGACGGGAGGACAACTTCAATTTCAGTGAATTGCTGAAACCGCTTGAAATGAAGGCATACACCTCTGTGGATTTTCGGGAGCGTAACGGTGAGGAGCTGCCGGAGGTATTGCCGTCTCCGTGTTGTAAGGCCAGGGACGTGACGTTGTACTTCGCCATATACGCCTCTTCTCCGGAGGAATGCGAGACCCGCCGTGCGGCATTGATGAAGGTCATGTATTCCGGATGGGTGAACCTTCAGGTAAAGGGCAGGACATCCGCCTATAAGTTCTACTACAAGTCTTCTTCCGACTTCGACACCGTGACGGATGTATCCGGCGGGATGGTCGTAGAGAGATGGAAAATGAAGTTTCGGGAACCGAAACCCGGAACTCTTTAAATAACGATTAAAAGCTGTTTGAATGGAACTCAAAATCTATAACCGGTCCGGAGAGTTGAAACTGACGGTTTCCACATCTTCCTCCTCCACCTGGAACCAGGAACTGATGAAGGAATACTCTGTGTCGGTCTCCTTTACCCACCCGTCCTACGTGATGCTGGACGTGGAGGACTATGTGCTGCTGGAGGGAGTGAAGTTCAGTATAAAGAAGGAGTACAAGCCCAGGCAGAAGGATACACAGACCTACAGTTATTCGGTGAAGTTCTATGCCCCCATACATGACGCGGAGCAAGTGAAGTACCTGCATCTGACCGATGGGGCTTATAACCCCCAGTTCAGTCTTGACGGCGGTCCCCGGGAGCACCTGCAGAAGTGGGTGGAGAACATGAACCGCATTTACGGGCGTGAGGTCTGGAGCATCGGCGACGTGGTGGTGGCAGACAACCGGACCATCGAATACAATAATGTCACCTGCTGGGATGCCGCCACAATGATTGCCGAAGCGTTCGGTACGGAATGGTGGACGGACGGCTTCACCTTCAACCTTTCGCGCTGCGAGCATGGGGAGCCGGTAGAACTGGGCTATATGCGGGGGCTTACCTCATTGGCACAGTCGGAGAACAGTGACAGTGTAAAGTTCTTTACGCGTCTGATTCCCCTGGGCTCGACAAAGAACATCGACCCCTCCCGTTACGGCTTCTCCCGTCTCCAGCTTCCTGACCGGTCCAAATATGTGGACCGTAACACGAACTACGGTCTGTATGAACACGTGGAGGAGGATGCCTTTGCCGGAATATTCCCCCATTATACGGGCACTGTGACGGCTGTGCGCAGTGAAGAGAAGGCCGGGGATGACGGGAACAAGTTCACTGTCTATTATTTCAAGGACAGCGGTATGCAGTTTGATCCGAACGGGAATGAGATAGCCGGCCTGGTGAAGCATGTGTCGTTCCAGACAGGGAACCTTGCCGGTCGTGACTTCGAGGCAAACTATGACTCAAAAACGGGGGAATGGGAAATCATCAACACCTATCCTGATGACAAGACGCAAATACCGGGTGGCAGTCTGATACCGGCTGTCGGGAATGAATATATTCCCTGGAACTTCCGTATGCCGGTGGAATACGAGACGCAGGCTGAGCTCGACTACAAGGCCGCCGTGGATGACTATCTGGCCAGATACAGTGAGGACGTGTCCAAGTATGGCGGTGACACGGACTATATTTATATAGACCGGAACCGGATACCGTTATTGCCGGGACAGCGTGTGCGGTTGCTGAGCGACAAGTATTTTTCAGCGTCGGGCGGGACCAGGGACACGCGGATGACGAAAGTCGTGCGCAAACTGGACAATCTCTCCATTGCAACAATAGAATGCACCGACCAGGTGGGAAAAGGCTGGAAGTCGCGGGTGGATTCAAGTCTGACGGACTTGAAATATATACTGGACAAGCAGCGGGAACAGCTGTCACTTGATATTCTGAAAAGCTGGGACGGGCGGCCGGCTACTGACTATACGGTCATGTCCGCTCTGAGGGTACTGAAAGAGATTGCGCAAAAAGCTTTGAGCAAGACAGAGCCCGACCAGACAGATTTCATTATTCGTCTTCTCGGAGGTCTTGAGGTCGGCGAGTCAATTGACTCCATGGTTGCCGGGAAAGGTATCATTGCCGATAGGGACGGCCGTATGCAGCTGTCCCGCCTCGAGGTCCGCGACAGCCTTACCGTCCTTGAGCTTATCTTCAACCGTCTCTCTGCCATGGAGAGCGACTATTCATTCTCCGAGTCCGGTACCATCGAAAGTGTATCGCAGCTTGAAGACGGCACATACAGCCTGAAGATGAAGAAACGGTGGGATAACGACTTTACTGCACTGGCAGAAAACGATGTTGTATATGGTGTTGTCAATGACCTTGCATCAGGTGGCGGCAAGTATTATACCTCCTGGCTACGTGTTTTGCATGTTGACATCTCAGCCAATACGATCAACGCTGTGATGTACCCTGATAGCGAGGTGCCGGGTGGCAAGAATTATCCTCCTGAGCCGTTGATGATATTATCACACCGTGGCAACCCGGTTGATACTGAACGGCAGGGTTATTGGTATCTGTCATCCCGTGAGCATTGTATCTGCATGCTTAACGGGGTCACAAAACCCATCCTTGAGGAAAGCAACTATTCGGTGATCGTCGGCAGGCTGAAGCATCTGTCTCTGTTCGACAACCTGCCCATCAACTACCTGCACTCTTATATCTACGTTCGGGGATTGGTAGCGCAGGACATCCACCGCATCGACTTCCAAGGCGTATTGCCCCGCATCGCCAACGACCGCGGCGAGTGGAGCATGGAGACCGCCACGGGAGCAGAACCCTACCAAGCCGACCGCGAGGCACAGACCGAGACCGTACGTGTGATGATGTACGATACCGTGTGGCACTACGGATGCAAGTGGATGTGTCTTGTTTCCGACACTACCGACGAACCGAAGTACGGAGCAGCGGGCTGGGCAATGGTCGAGGGCAATCCGGATTTCAGCATCGACATTGAGAGCAGCAACGGCTGGTACTTCGATGCGGAGCGTTTTGCGACCACCCTCACCATTACCGGTGAGCTGTACAACCGTGATGTGACGACGCATATCCTTGACAGTGATGTGGAGTGGACGCGCGACACGGGCAACGTCACCGAGGACAACGCCTGGGCGGTCGCACACGCGGAAACCGGCAAGTCACTGCCGCTGACGGTCAACGACCTCGGCCCCGACTATATGAACATGACCGGGTGCAAGTTCATCGCACGGGTATTGCTGCGTGACGGGCAGAACAATTATGAGACAATGAATTATATAACTTTCTAATTATGCAGACTATACAGAAGAAGATAGAGGTCAACTACCGCCCTCTCCAGACCAGCGGCGGGATAGAGGTTGTCGGCAGCGTGCCGGACGTGCAGGTGTACCAGGCTGACAAGGCCGAGTACACTCCGGACTACACGCTTACCCCCCTGACGCTGTTCCCCCGGTGCAATGCCACCGACCCGGATGCGGTGGTCAAGGTGGGTGCGGTCAACGCGTCATTGGTCAACATGAAGTGGTACGAGCGCTTGAACGGTGTACGGACATTGATTACATCTGCCAACAAGAGCTATGTCATTACCGAGACCGGAGCCGAGAAGGGTAAGATACAAGTGAAAAAGAACGCCGTTCCCGGCAGTCCGGTAACACTGGAGTTCTACGCCGAGTATGTCGATGCGAAGCGTACCGGACAGACGCATGTCTACCGTTTCAGCCGTCTTGTCCGCGCCGTTGACGGCAGCGAGGCGCAGCCTAAGCTGATGGTCGACTCTCCGTCGGCACTTGATTGGAACCCGTGTCGGGACATTGCCAGGCAGGCCATCACCGCCAGACTGCTTGTCGGTGATGTAGATGTCACAGCAACCAACAAGTGCAAGTTCTTCTTCTATCGGAAGCTGAATACGGGCGCACTGGAGCAGATTACCGACGGTAACGGCGACAATGACTGGGAGTTCGTATCACTGACAAAGAACGTGCTTACCATAGACCGGGACTATATCGGCCACGAACAGACCTACGTCGTGAAAGCATCGTACTCGAAGGACGGTGCTCCTTCATCCAAGCCGGACAGTGACATAGACTATGTCTCCACCACCATCCGCAGGCGTATTCCCAGCATCGAGATTGACTGGGAGGGATTTCCGCAGCAGGTGGCAGACGGAACCAAGATGATATACCCGAAACCGGTCATCCGTGATACGGCAGGGATTGTCCCCAATCCCCAGGCCATCCTTGAGTGCGAATGGTACACGAAGGCGGCCGGCGCCTCCTCATACGTGCTGGCCGCTGCCGGGTACTCGCCCTCCATCCCATGCACCGACGGCATGATGCTACAGCTGAAGGTGATTGACAAGGGCCCGTATGCGGCGGTGGTGACATCTGACGGCAAGTACGTGACGGATGACAGCGGTAAGTTTATAGTGGCAAGGAAAAGGGATGTTTAACCATTAATCGATAGCAGTATGGCATTTTATATCAAAGTGACGAGAGAGGTTGCGGACAAGCTGGGAGTGGCAGGAATCCGCAACAGCACTGCCGACGGCAATGTGCTGTTATGGCAGGCCGATGTGGCAGGCTTTCCCGGCGATACGGTATTCGACCGGGCGGCAGTAGTCGGGGGCGTGTGCCTTTCCCCGCAGCAGGCCAAGGGTGAGATAGACGGCGTGGAAGATCCGGTGGAGGTCGCCACTCCGGAGGGTTTCATGGATAAAGACGGGGAGGAGGTGACCGATGAGCGTAGCGAGTAAGGTCGGGCAGGTAATCTTTTCGCAAAAGTCTGGCGTTTACATGCCAGCGATTATGTGCGACAAAGGCGACCTCTATCAAGAGTATGATGGTGAATCGGGTGCTCCGACAAACATAGCCCCCGACTTCACCACGATGAAGCCGACGCTCTCCTTCCTTCTCACCTCCTCACGGGTGGCTGAGGGGGTTGTGGTGCCCTCTTCCATCAGGTGGTATTTCAATGACGTGTTGATAAGCTTCACATCCAACGTTTCCACGAACACGTTCGGCGGCGAGACGGGGCATTTCAAGTACATCCCCTACAAGGCGGGCACTACGAACTATTACGGGCTTCAGATCGTGAAGAACCTGGTGAAGGCGTCGTCCGGTGCGAGCTGCAGCGTCAAGGCGGTGGCTACGGTGACCGTGGGCAACGTGTCGGATGAGGTGCAGTTCGTTTACAGCATCCCTATCACCAAGGGTGTGGGCAACCAGAACGTGGTGACCATCGTTTCCGGAGATGACAAATACTTTGCCATCCGTGAGAAGGGAGGCAGTGTCGTTCTCACGGCAATGGCGAGACGTGGAGCGTCAGAGATCACCTCCGGACTAACCTACAAGTGGTCCAGGATGGTTAACGGTGCCTGGCAGACACTCGTCGACCAGACCGGCAAGAGTCTGACCGTTACGGACAGCCTGGTTGACACTACGGGCATCTTTAAGGTGGAGGTGTCGCAGGGCGGCAATCTGATAGGCCTTGACACGCAGACGGTGATGGACTTGTCAGACCCCTACGACATCATAACTAATCCCAATCCCGAGGATGAGACGATTGTTTCCGGTTCCGGAGGTTCGGTGACTTATACGCCTATCCTTGTCAAGCGGGGACAGACCACGAAGGCAAAGAATATGCTGTTCTATTTTGTCTTTATGGATTCGGCAGGGGTCATTCTCAATCCGGCTACGGCGAATGTGGCTGCGGCAAGCGGTACCTGCACTGAAGCTATGTGCCAGCAGGCAGGCGGCAATGTTTCATGGACAATCTCAACGGCAGCATGATATGGCAAAGAAAGCGTTGGCAAGCAAGACGGGAGAAGTGAAGTATCTCCAGCAGGGACCGGTCGGCCCACTGGTCTATCCGACCGGGGAGTACGCGGCATCCGTATCCTATACCCGTACCCCACTGTCCGCACCCATGGTGCTGTGTGAGGGGCAGTATTACGTATTGAACAAGGAGGGCACCTTCAAGAATATTAATCCGAAAAAGGACTATGCGGCCAACGGCAGCAAGGCCACCTGGGTGCTGATGGACAAGATACAGTATGCCTTTATCGAGGTACTGATGGCGAATTTCGCCAAGCTGGCAAGTGCGGTGTTCTATGGGCAGTATATGTTTTCGCAATACGGAATAAAAGCCGATGGCTCTGCTGTAGAAACGGTAGGCGGATATAAAGATTTTAATTACAATGACCCGATGAATCCGGCAAACAAGTTTCGACCAAACTTACTCCTTGATTTTCTGACTGGGAGCTTCAAGGGACGTAATGTTGAAGTTGAGGGGACAATTATTGCCAATGCATCATTTGTTCGGATGCATGATTTCCGTGCAAACGAGGGGTATTTCTTTTTGAATCCGGCTTTTGGCTCTGAATTTCGGAATGGCCGTCCAAACCGAATTTCCCAGAGTATGTATATGCTTCCAGAGGCTGTCCAATATAATGGGATGAAAATCTCGTTGACAATATATAATGCAGCAATGGGAAGCACTTATGGTTATACTTCAGTTGTAACAACAGATGGATTTAATGAACTTACATTTGAAAATAATGAATATCATTATTGCAATAAGATCGCTATATCAAAAAGCGGAGTATATGAGTTCATGTCATTAGGTGCAATATGGATTCTAACTAAAGGAACGGACGTAGCCTATTCTTATGCGGAATTGGAAGAACGTACTTACGAAGACCCAATTAATTAGCAAAATATTAAACAAAACGAGAATAAAAACAAAATGTTAAACCGGTTGTCGTTTTTATCCGAAAATGACGACCCTCAAAAGTACAAGAATGATAGAGAAAGTAAAGTTATCAGAAGTGGCAACCGGCAATCCGGCATCACTTATTGGGTTGACATCCGGTCAAAGCTTGGCGCAAATGCCTATAGACCGTTTGCCGAAGACTGAGTATATCGCTATGGCATCGGGAACGGACAAATTACGATATACACAATTAAGGTATAGTACTACTTCAGGGGCAGGAAGCAGGATTCTTTTGATTGTCCCCATTTCCGGACTGACTGATAAAATGGATGCAGCCGGAGCCTTTGGTAGCCTATATGTGTTAAGAGCCGGAATGAGCTACATGCCTATGATGGTAAAAGCTGATATAATGCTGTTCCGTTCCTCTTCATTCCTTGTTAATGATATGAATGTAATGGGAGCAAGTGCCGATGGTCCTGTAAACTTCAAATTGGGACATTGTACTTATGAAGGGCAGTTATATCTTGCGGTTAAATTCAATACGGAATTTTCTATAATAACTTGCTTTCAAGGATTCTACACGTCAGATTGTGTATTCCGTAACGTTCTTGAAGAGAATGTTACGGACTGGACAGACTTACTATGAAATTAAGGATATGATTGAGAAGATTGATATTAAAGATGCAAGCATTGCAGAAGAGGTTAGAAAGCAGATGTCTGTTGTAGGTAAAAAGGGATTATACCATGGAGTTCTGTTGCTACTTTCTGCCTATACAATAAGATAAACGCTGTATCCGTTGATGGTTCTTTAGAATATAACTCTTTAACAGATACAAATCTTATAAATGAAACAGTTGGAATAGTATAGGGGCACTTGCCCCTATACTATTCCAATGTAGCTTCAAATCCTCCTTCGAATGCACTGTTATCCGCTGCTTCCATCTTCATTGATATGCCAAAAGAACTCATTAGGAGTACATTTAGTATTGGCGTATAGACTAGCCGTTCAGCATAAACACGGCACTTCCCATCAGCTTCAGTCTTAGCTTTAATCTTAATATTATAGCTACCTGAGAGGACTTTGACTTTTAGATTAGGATTGCCTGTTACATCACCAGCTCGTGATATGGAGATGTAATATAGGCTAGGCATTCCGCTTGATGTTGCAGATATAGACAAAAGAATTGCGCCTGTAACTGGAGTGCTTGTAGTCTCAAACAGAAGTACACTATACGCGCCTTGGAACTCCGATAACACACCTGATGGCATTAATCCTTTATTGGAAACTGTAGCCACTGCCATCTTATTACGAATACTATCAACTACTCCCGTGGCTGTAATATCAATCTTCTCCATCATACCTTTGTATTTTTGAGGGTCAAAGGATATGACGGAAATAAGCAATAAACAGCAATGAGCACAATAAAAGTAAAAGTTACTGAGCAATTTATATCGAGAACGAGTAAGGAAGGCAGGGGAATAACCCCTGCTAATAATTAGTTATCTGCATGACATTTATATATGCTTCTGTACTTCTCCCATTTTTTACATATACATTGCCATTTGACGTTTTTTTATTCAATATGATTTTGCCCCCAGCGGTAAAATCAGTTGAAATGCTATTTCCATCGCTCAACAGTATATTGGATGATACTCCGGCACCCACCATGATTAGAGCTGCCGCACCAGAATCGCTATTTCTTACCAGATATGCCCCATAATAAGCAGTACCCAAATCATATTCCTCCCCCGGTTGTAATGTCAGTCTCCAGGTAGGGAACATCTCATTCCTGATATTCTTTATATTGAGCTGCCTTGTGATGGCATTTATCACGTTTGTGTCTGTTATCAGAACCTTCTCTATCATATCCCTTGTACTTTTGAGGGTCATTAGAATACCCTTTTTGGTTAGGCTGTTGAATAAGACTACCTTCACCGCAAAAATGGTTTACGCATATATTCGTGTGTCGACAGACAAACAGACTGTCGAGAACCAAAGGTTCGAAGTCCAAAAATTTGCAACGGAAAAAGGACTTGTAATAGATAAATGGGTGTCCGAGAAGGTTTCCGGTACCAAAATTGCTAACGATAGGAAATTAGGTCCGCTTCTCAAGAGGATGAAGAAAGGCGACACTCTAATCATAACAGAAATCAGCCGATTAGGAAGAAACCTGATGGGTATTATGTCAATGCTTCACCTCTGTATGATTAAGGAGACTTGCGTTCTTACTGTCAAGGAGCGTTACGAATTAGGTAATAACATCAATAGCAAGGTTTTGGCATTCGCTTTCGGTCTATCCGCTGAGATTGAACGTGATTTGATCAGTCAGCGAACCAAGGAGGCCCTTGCTTACAGAAAAGCTGCAGGAATACGACTTGGTCGAAAAAAGGGGGATAAAAACACGCATTACAAGCTGACTGGTAAGGAAAAACTCATTCAAACTATGCTCGAATACGGTTATTCCAAGGCTGCTATCTGCCGGAAGTTGAAATGTAACCCGAAAACATTGAACAATCATCTTGTAAGAATGGAATAAAATCTCATATTTTCCTCTATATTTGTAGTAATCATAGAATTCTAAATAGGCTTTGGGGATTTGGGAAGTAAAAAAGCCCCCGACCTGTTTTCAAAAGTAACGCCAATCACTTCAAAAAAACAATACGCCTATAGCGCGCGACCGGGGGCAAATACCCTCTGCCGCACTATAGGCGATTTTTATTGTTGAAATGATTGGCATTGCAAAGATATAATTTTTTATTGTATGAAAGTGATTGAAATATTAAACTTTAATCGAGAACTATTGAAAAGGCTCCAAGCAGCGGGTATCCGTTTGGAGGATGCCAGCTATATAGACCTATACACTGACTATACTCGCCTTCTGGATCAGGGTGAGAAAGTCTCGTATGTTGTAGCCGTACTATCTGAAAAGTATTCGGTGAGCGAGCGCAAGGTTTATGCCCTGGTAAAGAGATTCCAGAGTGACTGTAAGATATTTGCAGTATGAATGGGCTGCCTTATACAGGAGGGTAGTGTGAGATGAAACAGCCCGCTTATATCAATTAACAGGGAAACAGCTGCAAAAATAATACAGTGTAACTTCCAGTAAAAATTATGCCTTGTACTTTCTTCTATTCAACTTTGTGGCATAAAACAGAAAATAAAGTATGGAGGTTCACAAAAAAACAACTTTAGGTAACTTGATAATAAAAGAAGTTCCAAAGATTTTAGCCAAAGAATTAATAATCGAACACCATTATTCACATAAGTGGAATGATGGTGGTTTCGGCAAGTTTAATTATGGAATATTCAGAGCGGAAGAACCTGAACGATGTTTAGGTGTTGCAGTGTACGGCTTTATGAAAAATCCTTCTGCTAAGATTTTTACTCACCCTAATCCCGGTGCGTGGATGTGTGAGTTGAATCGTATGTGGATAGATGATTGTTTAGGTCATAATGCAGAGAGTATATTAATTGCTGCATCTATTAAATTATTAAGGAAAGCAGATCCTACATGTGTAGCGGTACAGAGCTTTGCTGACGGGCGATTAGGATGTGGCACAATTTATAAAGCTGCCAATTTTACTTATTACGGATTCCATTATACGGTATTTTGCCGCAACAAGAGGTCAGGAGAAATTATACACGAACAGATATTGACGAATACAACATCCCCAACCGGCTATCTACGTACCAATATAGCATTATTAATAGGTGATTTGGATATATTCCGTGTAAAGACATACAGATACATTTATCCGCTTTGTAAGAAGTTTAGATTTTGTCGTGAGCCACAACCTTATCCGGCATACGATAAAGGTGAAGAACCGACCCAATGGCACCGCAATACAGACAAAATAAAATCCAATATCATTAAACTCCTTGATAAAATAGCCGCGTAATTCTATTATGTGCACACTATCCTCAAGCTATACAAAGATACAAATTTGGAATGGTTTGAGGTATTTTTAATCTCTTTTTGAGAACCGTTTAAATGGCATTGGAAAATAAATAAAAAATCACAATTTGTTTTGTGTTAACAAGTGCAAAACACTCACAAAGTGATTTGAAAAAGAATCACGAAACGTTTTGCGGTTTATACAATGTCCCTGCTTTGATGCGGCGACTATACTGACAGAACCGCCACCACCCAATCCGGCATGCTTATAAAATGTTTTTATTCTCTTTCTTCATGCTCTTCGCGCGCACGTATATATATAATGTATAGCTATTTTCTCTCTTTTTCCTTTCTTCAAAATTGTTCATGCGAAATGCATTTATGAATCAGTAAGTTACAAAAAAGTTTCATTTTTATTAAAAAAAATGATAGATATGTTTGGCTTGTATTGTTAAATCCTATACCTTTGCACCCGCTTTCCAAGAGAAGGAAAGTGGTAAGATTGAAATACTGAAACAGAAGTGTGGAAGGTGACACAGAGAAATAAAAAGAGATAAAAATATTTTTCGAAAAACATTTGGAACTTATTAATAATTCTCCTTATCTTTGCAGTCCGACTCGCAAAGAAAAAGAACTTTTCTTGTTTTGCTTTTCTTATCCTTGTTTAAAGGATTTGAAAATACAGGAAAGGGGGAAAATAAAAAAAAACTTCCGAAAATATTTGGAAGATATGCTTTAAAGTTCTTACCTTTGCA